GCAGATGACGCAGATGACGCAGATGACGCCGATGACGCTGATGATGATGGGGACGACACTGGAGATGTTGGAGGAGATGGCGGAGGAGACGGCCCTAACGATGGAGGTGGCGGAGATGGTACAGGACCTACTGGACCAACAGGACCTACGGGACCAACAGGCCCTACACCTGGCACACCAACGGGACCAATGGCACCAAAGTTTGGCCTAAACCCATTCTACTATCAGCCTAAGCCAGCGTATAATACAACAGATCCAGCACAAAGCAAGTTCTATTGGGGACCACACGGTCAGCAATCGAGTAATACAGAGTTTAGTAATGCCGAATGGAATGCCGGAGCACCACAACAAGCCTGGGGTATTCAAGAAAGTGCTAAACCACTAACAGCACCAGAGCTACAAAATGTAATGGCGAGATATAGCTGGGGCCAACCACAACAACCACAGCAGCCGGTATTCAATCCAGCACCACAGCCACAGCCACAACCAGAACAACCAGGTGGATTTCCACCACCAAGTTTCGGAGGAGGTGGAGGTAAGATTGGCGGCGGCCCAGCTCAACCAATCTTTGGCGGACTACCAGGTATTGGACCAATCTTTAACGCAGTTGATTCGACACTAACTCCAGCAGTAGGATCAATACTTGGATCAGTAGCAGGTCCAGTATCGCCAGGCCAACTACCAATGAACACAATGGGGCAACCTCAACTAAACGACTTAGTTCAACAGCTACTAAGAGGCATCAGATAATCCATACTAAATATGGATATAAGGAAGGATAACAACTATGGGTGATTTATTCGGCGGTAAAGGTGGTGGAGGCGGTTCAAGTACGCAAGTCCAATATCTACCTGAGCAAATAGAAGACATTAAAAAGACACAAGCATACAAATGGGGCACAGCGATCCCAGGTATCGAAAAAGCACGAGCAGAAGGTGAAGACGCTTACCAAGCAACCAAAGACCCTTACACTCGAGCGGCAGGCAACGCATACGGCACACTGGGGCAAATAGGCCAAACAACCGGAGAGACTGGCGAGTCAGCACTACGCACGGGCATCAGTGGCTTAGAAAACTTATTCGGCAAAGATTACGAAGCACAACAGATTCAAGCCGCATTGGCACCAGCACAATCACAATACGCACAAAACATAGCTAACCAGCAAGCCAGCTTTGGCGGAGCAGGTCAGTTGGGTTCAGCACGACAAGCATTGGCTGGCTCACAAGCGGCTGCGGCAAACGCGGCTAATATGGGTAATATCGCCGCACAGACTTCAGCCAACATCGCAAGTCAAAGACTACAAGCGGCAAATCAGTTAGCCCAGTTGGGACAATCAGGTTTGGGTATGGCTGGCGAAGCTTCAAAGCAACAAGTAGGACTAACAAAAGCACCTATGGACTTGGCACAACAATATATGAACGGTCAATACGGCTTACCTGGTGGCACATATCAACCACCATACCCAGGCACAAACAGCAGTTCAACGCAAAAAGATTTAGGCTTATCAGACGCAATCGGTATTGGCTCAACTCTATGGCAACTATTCTCAGATGAACGAGTAAAAGAAAATATCAAGCGTATCAGCACCGTAGAAGGCTTACCAGTATATTCTTACAACTACAAGTGGGAAGCAACACCACGCCGGGGTGTAATGGCACAAGACCTATTATCGACAAAATACGCATCGTCAGTATCTCGACACAAGTCAGGCTACTTTATGGTAGATTACGGTAAGCTACCAACAGCAATCAGAAACCAAGCGTTTCCAACTAAGGACTAATAAATGTACGAAAACACAACCTACGATCCGTTTGGTAGCGTTGTTGGGTCTGAATACACATTAGATCCAGCAGAAATCCAACGCCAGCAAGAAGAAGAAGAACGCAAGCGTCGTGAAGAAGAAGCCGCGAGAGCAGCCGAAGAAGAAGCACGACAAAAAGCAGCCGACGAAGCAGTACATAAGCAAGAAGTTATCACCTACGGCGATGGCACTCAAGAGCGTAAAACCGTAGAAACTATCCCTGCCGGAGCCAATCGTCAAAATCGAGTTCAACCAGTAGCACCAGAACAAGTATTCAATAATATGGTTCAAGCCGAAAGCGGCGGCCAACATTATAACAAACAAGGTGGCATACTAACAAGCCCAGCAGGCGCAGTAGGTCTGGCTCAAGTTATGCCAGCCACAGCCGCAAGTCCAGGTTATGGCGTAGCACCAATCACACCACAAGAGTTAGCAACACCAGAAGGCAACCGCCAGTTCGGTGAAAGATACTACCAAGGCTTACTACAACACTTCGGTGGTGATCAGGCCAAAGCAGTAGCGGCTTACAATGCTGGTCCAGGCGCAGTAGAAAAAAATCTACGAGCAAATCAAGGTCAGTTAAATGTAGCACAACTACCAAAAGAAACACAAAACTATGTTCAGAAAGTTCTGGGCAAGGTAGTAAATGCTGTCATCCCCAGTGCTCAAGCCAGCACACTACCACAAGGTAGAACACCAGGCTACTTTCCAGATGCCGGGGGCGGTCAGAGCACATCTACATTCGCACAAGTAGATCCACGCCGAACAGATCGTGCCACACCAGTAGCACCTACAGAACTTTATACTCCACCACAAGAGCAGTTAGGTGAAGACGGTTCAGTATATGGTAAGGGTGGAGCTCGTTATGTAGAGCCAGTAGTGGTAGGAGAAGAAGCACCAACTGAAGGCTTTACCGGCCAAGGACTAAAAGCACCAACTACAACTACACTACCAAAGGCCAGCGCAGAACAAATCGATCAGTATCAGCAGAATCAAAACGACCCAATGAAACTGCTACAAATGGCCAACGACGATTCGCAGCCCGACTTCTTAAAAGAGCGAGCAAGAAACCGTGCGGCAGACATTCTATCAACACAACGCGATACACAAAAAGCCGAAGAGCGTATTAAATCAGCAACACCAGCTGAAGCCGCTCGTATGATGACTGGTAAGCCAAGAGACAAAGTAGATATTATCACCAAAGCACTAATGTTCAACTACCTGGGCTTAAAAGAACTGGCGTCAGCTGAGTTCAACAAGTTAGATAGTTCAGCAACAGACAAGATGGTTCAAGGTCCAGATGGCAAATCATACTTGGTCAGTATGCGTGGAGATGGCTCTATCATCTCTGGCCACGATGCCGATGGTAATAAACTAAACGACAAGCAACTTATTCAGTTGGGAGCCGGAGTAGCCGGTGGCAAGCCAGACATCGTAGGTGGCACTTATGTCAATGACAAAACTGGCGAAGTAGGTCGTGTAATGTCTGACGCAAAAACAGGTCAGAGTTATGTAATGACAGACGCTGGTCGTAAGCCAATGGCAGGATTCAGACCACAAAGCTCAACCGGCACATTGGACATGCAACGAGTACAGCAAGTTCAACGACAAAACATCGAGTTAGCCGGCGACTGGGCAAAACTACAAATGAAGGTTCAAGGAGCCGGTCCAGAAGCAGCCAACAAGTACCTGGGTGAGTTTAATGCCAAACATCAACTACAAGTGCCAATGGCATCTATCAGCGGACAAGCCCCACAGATTGACTTGACAACTGGTCAGATGATTCAAACAGCACCACAAGCCGCAGTTCAGACAGCACCAGCCGTTCAACAAACAACAGCGGCAGCTCCAGCACAGGCAGCTCAGCAAACAACAGCGGCAGCGCCTGCACAAGCCGCAACTAATCGAGTTCAGGCAGTATCACCAGCTGATCTTGAAAAACAAAGTCGTCTAAGTGAAAAACAACAAGAAGGCGTTATCAAGAGTAATCAAGAGTTTAGCGATAAGCTAACTGCGGCCCGCCAAACTGGTGTTTCGCAAAAAGCCACTATTGATCGTATTCAATCAAGTATCGACAAGAACCCATCGTTCTGGGGTATCGACACTAACAGCACAGCCTGGCGTGCTTTCGTTGATCTAAATAGTACTAACGAAAATAGACAACAAGCATTAGACTCATTCGCAAGAAACTTAAACATTCCTAAGGACAAGCGAGCTGAGTTTGATCAGACTATGAATGACTATCGCTCACTACAAGTAAATGCTATTACCGGCAGTGGATTATCAGCAAGTCAGACTAACTCAGAAAAAGAAAGTCAGCGTGTTGTAGGCACGGTAGGTAGCTTGGCAGATAGACCAGCAGCCGCTAAAGCCACATTAGAATATGCTAAAGCCAAGATTGACTATGTAGATCAGAAGGCTCGTGCCTGGGCACAAGCCAAGAAGCAGCCAGGAGCAGACTACGCAGATTTCGAAAGTCAGTTCGATAGTCAAGTAGGTGAAAAGATCTTCTCTGACGCAAATCGTCGAATGAAAGAAATCGTTGGTGGTGGAGCAAGTTTAGGTACTACTTCAAGTGGTAATAAGTTTAGGAGAATCCAGTAATGGCGTATGTATATGAAATCAATGGACAGCGAGTAGAGTTCGAAAACGAACCTACTCCACAAGATATTGACGAAGCGGCTCGCCAACTTGGACCAGCTCCAGAACAAAGATCAGCAGTAGCTGACGAAGCTCGTGGCATAGCACAAATCGCCGCAGTACCAGCCGCTGGTGCTATCAACTACGCTTTAGAAAACCCAGCTTCAGCAGCCGCTATTGGAGCCGGTGCCGCATCTTATGTCCCTGGGCTAAACAAGCTACCGGTAGTAAGAGATATTAAAGCAGTAAGAGAAGGCCTGGTAGATAGATTTAGTCCAAAACCAGGACCAGCAGTACCAGGCACGCCAGGTAATCCCATTGGCGGGTCAGGTAGTGGTAGTTCGGCACCGGTAAGAAACATTCCTATCAACGCTCAACCATCAGCACCGGCTCAGCCAATCCGCCCAGTAATGCCACAAGCAACTTACAATGTGCCTACAAGCAATATGCCACAGATGCGAGCTCCACTACCAGGAGCAGTTTCTGGACCAGTAGTACCATCAGCACCAGCACCTACTGGCGGGCCACTACCATCAGGAATGACAGCCGGTGAAGCACCATTCAGACCACCACAGCAGGCCAGCATATTAGATAAAACAACTAATATGATTCGACAACTCGCAGCCAACAAGGTGGTACAAAATATGGCCCGGGGTGGAGCTGGAGTAGCGGCGGCACTAACACCAGGCAACATCGGTCAGAACTATAACTTTCCACAAACTGGTCCGCTAAGAGGTTCAGAAATCAATCCACAGACAGGTCGTCCTTGGACACAGCAAGAGCTTGCCGCATATAACCAGCAATATAAGTAATCCAGGAGACAATAAATGATGAACTTCGAAGATTTAATGGGTATGGCATCAGAAGAAAAAGATGAAGCCAAAGAAACACGCACAAAAGTAAGTGAAACAGCCGACACGCTACTACAGATATTCAACAATAACTTCGTAGCGTACTATAGAAGCCATGTAGCACATGTCAATATCGTCGGTAGAAACTTCTACAGCGATCACAAACTACTGGGCGGCGTATATGAAGACTTACAAGATCAGATTGACACTATCGCAGAACTACTACGCACACTACAATCCGAAATGCCAGCAGATTTAACTGGCGTATTAGAACGCAGTGAAATCGACTCAACAGAACTGGCCGGCGACGCTGACTTTCTGTTGTCAATGGTAGAAGAAGATTTAGAATACTTGGTTGGCAACTACCGTGATTTAATCAATGTAGCAACAGCCGAAGGCCAAGATCATATTGCCAACTACGCTCAAGACCGTATCACTACATTAGAAAAGTCGATCTGGATGATCAACTCGACGCTTGGGGTTTAACTCTCTTGTAAGCAACACTACCACGAACGCTATAACCCTGGCGTTCGTGTAGTCTAAGAAACGCAGATTGATCACTACGAATCGTGCTACTACTAATAACACTACACTGACTATAACCAGCATAGTCCTCCCACATATTCAACATATCCTTTAAAATAGCAATACGAGTTCGGGGACTAATAGTCATATCACAATGAGCCATCATAATATTCAATACTCGATCACGACTCCATACAGCTTGATCACCAGGTTTAGCCCAGGTATAAGCAATAAGTCGTCCAGTCTCATCACGGAGGCAGTTTAATAGTGTGGAGGTGGGATTATAAAACTGATGTACAACCGACAATGTAAGGCTGTACTTTAGGTGAGGAATGTCAATCTCAAAAACATTCTCAACTTCGCTTCGGAAGTTATCTTCAGCAAGACGGGCAATATCATCAACATCAATGCCGGTAGCTGGGGTCCAAATCATACTCATAGCAGTTCCTTTCGATAGCGTATTTAAGTGTCGGGCAAGTCCCGTGCTAAATAAAGTAGAACAAAACGGCAACGATATGCCAATAAACCCCAAGGAAATCATAATGAAATCAAATAACTTAGACTTCGACGGTATGGCGGGCGATGGTGTAAATCGTGCTAAAGACCGTTTCGCTAAAAATCAATGGAGCGGTCATAGCAATGACGGACGCACCGTAGATTTCGGTCGCGGCCCTACAAAAGGCAACGACGGCACACACGATAGCACATGCCAAGCACCTACAACAGGTGGAGCACAATCAAACACCAAGCAGTATCGTGGAGTAGGTGGTACAGCAATGCCTAAGACAGGCAAGGACACATTCAACTTTGGCCGTGGTCCTACAAAAGGCAACACCAACTGCTAATAAGGAAACCAACAATGAAAAACATCAATCAAAAGCGTGGCCCAACCGTTGGCAATGCTGGCAACACAGCAAAGCGTACAGCCTTTACAGAAGCCAAAAGCACATCTGGCTCACAAAAGTCAGAGTTGGCTAATATGGTGACTTCGGCATTAGAAATGCGTGGTCGCGGTCAAGCCGCAAAGAACAACCCAGCATTAGAAAGCATCCACGATAAGACTAATGTAGGCCGAGGCCCTACAAAAGGCAACGCTGGTAAGAAGTAATGGGACAGCTATTTGGACCTGGTGGCGTTCAAGATATGCGTGCCGTAGTGACGCCCGAGATGATGCGGCAGTTCCAGGGCCCACAGATAGGCTTTGGGATGCCACCATCTGGAGAGTATAACCCTCCAGCTACGGACGGTAGTCCTGACGAAGACGCTTTTGGCTATAACGGCGGCAGTCCAGGCGAAGAGTCTGCTCAACCTGTAGCACCACTATCAGGCCAAAAGCAATACACCTTTAATAATCCTGACGGTACCACTTACCAAAAGGCCTTATATAAAGAACCAGCTCAACCAATAGCACCACAACAACCAACGCCCGACACAGACGCTGAAGATCACGGAGCACCAGGTATAGTTGATGACGGTGGCGGCAACTTAGAAGATATGCCCGGTGGCATTCCAATCGATATGAGCAAGTTCTTCTCTAAGTTCGGTGCCGGGTCTGGTGGTCCAGCAATCGACCCAGGATTTGGAGGAGGCCCACAGCTTGGAGGAGGCCCAGCCAAAACAGGTCCAGTAGCAACGCCAATGACACTACCACAACAACCAACGCAAACACAACAACCCAGTTGGTTCGCACAAACAAACGATACACAAAGCCCACTACTGAACACCGTCGGTATTTGGCGATAAGTAAAAAGAGGGCAATAGCTCTCGCAATGAAAGGTAAAAGCAATGAAGAAAACAACCATCAAAGAAGAAAACCCTTGGGCTGACACACCAGCACCCGAGGCACAAGAAACAGCAGTAGAAGTAGAAGCCGAAGTAGAAGCCCAAGTAGAAACTGCTGTCATCCCTAAATCACTCGACGCACCAGAGTATGACATTGACGGTCTAATGACCGACTTCCCAACAGCACGAGACTTAGAACGATTCGTATTTGACGAAACAGGTATCGTTCTAAACTTAAAAGGTCGAGCAAACAAACTCAAGTATCAAGTGGCTATGGATGTCTTAAACGGCGTCGAAGTCGATCCTAAGTTTATCGGACACGACAATCCATACATTGACAAAACAGAGTTAGTACCAGTAGATCCAATCCGCGACGCTCCACCAAGAGCACCTTCTCTACCACCTCTATCTGAAGTACAAAACTCATTCTTCTCTCCAACCGTCCCACATCCAGATCCAGACGAACGAGCCAAGGACGGCAAGTGCCATATGATCTTCCGCAAATACAAAAACGGTATGGTCAGCTATGAAATCTTAGGGCCTATCAATCCACGCCCTCACGGTAGCAAGATTGACAAGTATGGTCGTAAGCGTCCCGAAGTAATCAAAATGATTGATCCACGCACAGGCGAACAAGTAGCACAGCGTGAAGATGGCACACTAACACCACAAGGCAAACGACTTCGTGCTATGATGCAAACTTTCCGTGTCAATAAGTCAAACTTCTGGGACACATGGGTAGATCGTGAGTTCGTAAGTCTAAATGATTCAGTAGCACACAATCCCTGGGATATTTCGAGGTGAGATCAGGCTACAAGTTCGAAGCAAAGCGTAGCCCAAATGGGCACGCTCGCAAATATCAAGGTCAATATGACAATGCTAAATGGTGTGCCAAAGAACGAGGCATCGAATGGCACTTTACATACAACACCTGGTTAGAATGGTGGGGTGATGATTTTGTCAATAGAGGTTGTAAAAGAGGTCAGCTGGTTATGGCTCGCAATGGCGACATAGGGCCATATCATCCTGACAATGTACATAAAACAACCAGTACCGATAATCATCAACAACGCAAAGTAAATGGAGGCGAAGCAAAAAGAATAGCGTCTCTCCAGGCAAATAAAGCTAAACGAAAGGAAACGCAATGAATCACGATTCTCGAGACCGTGAAATCAGCCAGGCTCGACAGGTACGAGACACTCTTATACTTCAGAAAGTAAATGGAGCACAACGAGAAGCGTTTCGTACCAAGTTCCCTGGACAAGTAGAGCATATGATGAGATTGACTGCCGAACGCTTACAACACATCCTGGTCAATAAGCCTGATGATCTAAGCAACACAAGCACTTGGAGTAGTAGCCCAGCCGACATTCAGCAGTTAGCACAAGCACTACACTATCTCTCATATCTCAACAAAGACTATCCTATTAGAGAGGAGTGAAGATGAATCTAACTAAAAGTTCAGATCAGTTATCACGAGTAGATATTGAAGGTAAGTGGTATAAGGAACAACTTTATATCACACTAAAGCGAGTAGATAAGGACACAGGTATTAGCACCTTTAACATCTGCTTAGACGATATCGACTTAGAACACTTTATCTCCACACTAATCAACTATCAACACGAGAGACCGTAAATGATTGGCCCAACAACTCTAATGGCCAGGAGTTTGCGTTATGTGTTAGACAGCAATGGAGTAGCTCCAGAGACTTATCGAAACTGGCCTACAAACTTACAACTAAGACTACAAGACTTAGTAATAGATGTAGCCGACGATATGAAGTACAATCAACTCAAGTACTTTAGACCGTTCGATCATCAACTGGAGTTCTTTAAAACAGGCTCGTCAGAACGCAGAGGTATTCTCGCGGCAAACCGTATTGGTAAAACGGTATCTACCTGTTATGAAACAGCAATGCATCTTACTGGCATCTATCCCGATTGGTGGGAAGGTCATCGATTCGATAAACCTATTACCTGTATGGTAGCCGGTGAAGGCTGGAGTCAGGTAGCATTGGTTCTACAACAAGAACTATTAGGCACTCCCGACATCAAACTCTTAGAGCAAATAGGCTCTGGGGCTATTCCACGCGATTGTATTGTAGTAGATACAATGCGTAATGATGGAGCCAACTGCGTAGGTGTAGAAATACGACACGCTCGGGGCGGCAACTCATATCTATTATTTGCCAACTACACGCAAGAAGTTCGACAGCTACAAGGCTTTAAGTTAAACCTGGCAGTATTTGATGAGCAACCACCAGATGATTTCTTCTCAGAAATCGTGACACGAACAGCAACAACACAAGGTAAAGTGTTATGCTCATTTACACCACTCAAAGGTCTAAACGGTCTCGTAAGCAAGTTTTGGAACCGTGAAGAAGGCTACGAATACATTCGAGTAAGCTGGGATGATGTACCCGAGTATGATCCTTGGGGTCAGCCATTCCTATTAGCAGAAACACGCCGACAACTCGAACGAGACTATCTACCACACGAGCGTGAAGCTCGTATTGCCGGTAAGCCAGTTATGGGTAAAGGTGCTGTATTCCAACTTAGAAGTTGGCCAACATACACTACAGGTCAAATCGACTTTACTCGTATCCCAAATATTCATCGAGTAATCGCACTGGACTTGGGCTTGGTAAATGACAAAACCGTAATCTCACTAATGTATTGGGAACCATATGAAAGAACAGCGTATCTACACAAACAAATCATTGTCCAGGGTATCGAAGAAGCTGTACCTTCTCAGTATATCAATCATTTACTTCGCCCTGAAGTGTATGGTACTCCTATTGTTCTACCTGCTGACGCTTCTACTCCTGGCAGATACACTATGAGTGCTAACTCGATTCGAGAACTATTTGAAAACTACGAGCTCAATGTGTATCACAAGCCTATTATGAATCCACCGGACAATGAAGGTCGTATTACTAATCACAAAAGCTATGGTATCAACCAGATGCGACAAATGTTAGAAATGGGATCACTAATGGTCAATGACAACTGCGTTCAGTTTCTACAAGACGCACAAAACTATTATGTAGATACACAAGGACGATTTAGTGATCCAGACGACACTATTGACTCGTGCCGATACGCTTTATTAGCGTGCTTACAAGGTATTGCTGAGCCCTGGGATAACCGCACACCACAACAACGAATGGCTGCGGCAAGAGACAAGTTATATAGGCCCCGAGATGACAGCAATAAGCCAGCCTGGAAAAAAGCATATAATCCCGGGGACTAACTATCCGAAAATCACTACAGCTAAATAAAGCATCAGCAAAGGAACTCTGACCATATGTTAGACATTAAACATCAAGTAGTCCAAGATATCAATCAAAATGTAAAGCAAAACGCCACCTTCGTCCGTATGAAAAATCAGATGGATGTTAAGATGGCTTCTTACCTACGATATCTTGGCACAAAGAATGCAGTCAATCGAGCAACAGATTACCACTATTTGTGCTTGGCAGTGACAGACTCTACAGCACCGGTAAATGGTATTGACTATATTCACCCATCTGTAAAGCCAGTAGTAGATTACGCTACAGCAGTTATCACAAAGGGTCTTATGCCCAATGGCGAAATCAACTTTGAGTTCGTACCCGACAACGAAGCAGACGAAGTGGCCGCACGCCAAGCTACTAATATGGTCAGTCGAGTAGTAAATCAGATGAATGATCCGCACTTTATCTTAGAGCGTTGGGTCATGGACTCAGCAATGCATAAAAACGGTATGATGATGATCAAACCGATTCGCGAGCAAATCACACGCTATATTGAAACACAAGGTACTAACGATCAGCTAAAAGCATTTGAAGTTCAGGCCGCAGAAGCTGGACTAACAGCAGTAAGACAAAGCAAAACAAGACTAACGGTCGATATGGCTCGCGTAAAAGCCGAGCTACAACAAGTATTAGGCGAACAAGCCGGAGCCATTGACGAAGAACGCTTTAATCAAACAATCGACGCAATACGAGCCGGCGATGAAGAAGTGCCGGAATCATCGTTAGATCCAGCGGCTGATCAGGAAACGGCACTTAATGACGCAGTTCGTCGCAACACAATCTTCAAAGCCAAATACAAACTAACTGGCTACAACATCAACATTCGTTTCCACCCTATCGCTCAACACTATTGGATCTGCGATCCTACCGTGCCAGAAATGCGAGACCAACCTTTCTGCGGCTACTACGATCCAATGAGTATCCAAGAAGTAATGGAACTATATCCCGACATTGACTTAGAAAAGTTTCGTGAGTATGCCGAATACAATATGAATGGAGCGTATCAAGCAGGTTCAGTATTAAACAACTTGGCTATTCACGCTCGAGACTCAGTACCAGTTATGGGTATCCCAGTAAGTTCAGCCTCAAGTGCTGATCCAGATAGCCGACAAGTATCAGTAGTGACCGTATGGAACAAATACGACATCGACGGAGACGGCGAGTTAGAGTTGGTAGAACTAATCTACTCGGGCTCATACATTATCAGTGCCCGCGAAGTAGAGTTCATCCCAGTAGCCAATATGTGTCCAAAGCCACTACCTGGCAACTTCTATGGTATGAGTATCGGCGAATCAGTAATCCCAATGCAGGAGTACAACACATCAGCCGCTCGAGCAGAGATTCAACTGGGCTTACTAACAGCAACACCTCGTATTGGCGTAAAGCCAGATCGCGTAGATTTCGAAATGATGCAGGATGGTGAGTCAGCAATCTTTATTCTCGACTCAAAGTTTGATCCACAAAAAGACATTTACCAGATGCCAGCACCGTCAGGCAACCTTCAGTTCTTAGAAGTAGCTATGAATCGTATCCAACAAGATACAATGGCCATGATCGGTATGACTACTCCACAAGATGTATTCAACCCAGAAGTTATGGCAGCTGGCAACTCCGGCATTAAACTACAAATGGCACTATCGCCAAACCAAATCATTCAAGACAATACGGTTCGCAACGCATCTGAAGGTCTTAAAGAAGCACTTTATCTCATCTGGCGCACACTAATCCAGTACGGCGATGACTACGGCGTTAAAAAGTTAGCACAAGCCGATCACCCAGAAGAAAAAGGCGAGTTCTTAGACTTTACTCAATGGGACGAAATGAACTTTATTGATCGCAAGCAGATTCAGTTGGAGCTGGCCTTAGGTATGATGAGTGATGAAAACTCATTAAACCGCTTGCAAGTTATTCGCAAGTGCCAAACAGATTTATATGCCACAACACAAGCCATGGCAGGTGCCGGCACACTAACACCAGACATCTACAAAAAGATCAAAAAGCCATTCGCAGATACTCTTTATGTCTTAGGCGTAAAAGACTGCGATACATATCTGCCATCAGACAAAGAAGTAATGGAAATGATCGAATCTGCTAAGAAAGCAAGCGAAGGCAAGCAACCAAGCCCAGATGATCAAAAGAAGATGGCCGACGCAGGTTTAGCAAAAGCCAAAACAGCACAAGTAATGAGCGAAGTCGAAGGCACAGATCCAGATACACAACTCAACTATATGAGTATCGCAACTGGTAAGGCACAAGACTACGGTCATTGATCAATAGCTATAACTATCTATTACCATAGTGTAGTAGATCTTTTAGAAAGGAAACGAAATGATCTCAGAAGAAGCAATCGACGCATATAATAGAAGATTGACGATGGACCTAAGCAATATTAAAAAGCTAACTCCATCTCAACGAGACGCAATAAAAAGTTATGGTAGTTTAGCCGAAGCCCTGCTAACAAACAGGGACTTGGCTATGTTTATACATCACTTTCGATTTGAAGTAAATGACGCATTAGTAGCTATTACTAAGCACAATGAAGAAGCCAACGCCGAACGAGTAGCATTGGCTAATCAGCTAAGTGGCATTGACGCTTTTGTCAATACACTAAAAGCCGCAGTATATCGTAAGAACAAACTGGCATCTGCCGAAATCGAAAATACTAAATAAAAGTACAAGGTAATCTACATAGACCCTTGACACAAAGAGGATAAAAATGGAAACAACAACGATCGCGCCCAACCAACCGGTGGCCAACGATACACAAGCAGTTCCAAGTTTAGATTCAATCGCCGCTAAAATGACCGCTATGCGTGAGCACACCGAGCGTAATCTACTTAGACAGCAAACTGAACAAACTGCGTCAGGAGCAGATGAGCAATCATCAAGCCCTGTGGCAACTGAAGAAGGTGCCGAAGTTGTCGATATCGACGACACTGAATATAGTAGCGACACTGAAGACTCTGCCGCCCAGCCAGAAGAGGCTGTAAGCACAGACAACTCAGATTCTACAGCAGACGAACTTATTGACTTTATCGAGTTCGCAGAAACTAACCCGAACGCCAAGTTCAAGTTTATGCGTAATGGTAAAGAAGTGGTTATTGATGCTAAGAAGGCCGCGGCTATTTTGGGTCAAGGATCGGCAATACACGAGGAAGCACGCCAGCTCAAGATAGAGAAGGCCGAGTTCGAAGAGTATGCTAAAGAAGCTCGCGTAAAGCAAGATGGACTTACTTTAGCGTTAGAAATGACCGTTCAGCCAAAACTAAAAAAGGCCTATAACGAAATCATCAAGACGCAAGGTTATCAATCTACTTTCCAACAGCAACTTCGCCAAACTAACGATCCAGCACAAATCGCAAGGATTCAAGCAAGTATGGCACAGAACGAGCAGTATATTCGACAGCAACAGCAGTACATCAACAAAGTAATGCCAGCTATCGAAACATTCAAGCAAGTTCGTGCTCAACAGGTCAATCAAGCCCTGGAGGCAAGTCGCAAGAACTTCGCTGACAAAGAACTTAAAAACGAGTTCGTGTTTAACGAAGTAAGAGACAAGCTGTCAAAAGTATGGCCATCAGCCAATGCCGAGACACTACCAGGAGTTAGAAACTTAGACCTTATCGCTTCTGACGAAGCACTATTAAGTTTAGTCAGAGACGGTTTGCGATATCGCGATAAGCCAGGAGTTAAATCCGCAGGATCAAGTATGGCAGCACTTACTTCAAGAAAAGGCAGTTCAACACCAAAAGCAGGGCCAGATAGTAATATCGAAAAACTTCGCGAACAAGCCAAAGGTGGCGACAAGAAAGCCGCCGACAATCTACTGGTTCAACGACTACAGAGTATTCGTGCCGGTAGAGGTTCAAGATAACCATTCTTAAAGGAAATATAAAATGGCAGAAATCACAACCAGTCAAATCGGCAACGGTACAACAGCTTATGGTGCTGACATCGTTGTTAAAGACTTAGACTTAGATGTATCCAACCGTGTCAAGGATGACACTCCTGTTCTAAACATGGCAATGAGCAAAAAGCGTAAAGTCAATAGCACATTACCATTATGGACAGACGACATTTATCGTGCTCCAGCAGTTCAAGCTCAAGTTGAAGGTGCGGCAGTTTCTACTTCTCAAGCAGAAAGCAACTCTCGTTATAACTTAGGCAACTACACACAAATCTTCTCGACCGTTATCGCATCCAGCGGTACAGCACGAGCAGTAATGCAAGCTGGTGGAGATCCACAGGCCTATCAGGAAGTTAAGCAGTTGATCGAACTAATGTTCGATGTCGAAGCTCAGTTAGTTCGTAATGACCAAATCGGTACAAAGTACGCTGGTCAAACAGGCACAGCCGCTGGCTTGCCAAGCGGTCAAACTGGTCGTCGTATGGGTTCGTTGGCTTCTTTCGCAGGCACACAATCCTTCAACACAACTTCTGGTACATTGACAGGTATCAGCTCATGGATCAACAACGAAGATACAGATAGTGCTACAGCAACAGCTAACGCATTGAACATCTACGGTAATGGTTCAAGCTTCTATACTGGTACATTCACTAACGAACTATTCAGCCCAGCACTATACAAGCAGTTGGTGACCGTAGCTGAACAGCGTTATAACGCTAAGATTCGTACCGTTGTAGCTCCAACAAGCCTACGCACAAGTATCTCTGACAACATCGCTCAGTCTCGTGGCATCAACCGTGTCAATAGCGAGCGTGGTGACACAATCCAGACATACGAAGGCGACTTCAACTACACATACGAAATCCACGACAGCTGGATTATGGATCAAGTTGGTACATCCAACTCCATCTACTTCTTGAACGAAGATGTAGTTCAGTGGGGTTCTTTACGCGACTTGGGTCCAAACAACGAAGTATTCAGCAATGCTGACGCTTCATTGGATCAGTTCTTGCTTGAAGGCACCTTGATTGTTCGCAACCCAGCCGGCGTTGGTATGTTGAACAACATTGTAGCCGGTACAGACGATCAAGCCAACTTACCAGGTGCTCGCCCTGCCGCATTGGTCAGCCGCGTAAATGCTGGTGCTGGCGATGTGACTCCGTAATCTATAGTATAGATTATAATAGTCAGAAAGCCCCGCAAGGGGCTTTCTTATGAGTGCTAAATATA